ATAACTTCGAGTCCAGAAAAAGCCGATATGATACTTTTCATCGGATATTTTACTATTTCTACCATGGATTTGAGTATCGAACTTAAACCAAACACGAGGAAGCCTAAACCGACCACGGATTCTTTAGTAACAGACTCTTTATTTGTCTGTTTTATTGTCTTCATTACTATCGCCAATGATAGTAATACTGACACGATACCGCTAATAGCCACTATACTAGCTTCCATATTAGTATCAGCAGATTCGGTCATGACAGACATCATGTCATTAATAACTGAAAGTAATCCTGCTATGGCTAATATAGGAAGAGTTAAACCTTTAACGCCTGACATTTTATTTTTAGCATGACCCAAAACTGCAACTAATCCAATCAGTGAACCGATTATAGCTAACACAACACCTGTTGCTATCAGGAGTGCGTTTAAATCATGGTCGGCCATTAGCGATAAAGCTTCTAAAGCTTTCGATATCAATAAAATGGTAATACCTATCGATATTATGATGCCGCCTAGACCTTTTACTTTTTTTCCTGTACTTTTTATATGGTCTAGAAGTATAACTAATAATGTCATGATAGCGGATATGCCCATGACTCCTTGCATCATTTTAAATAGGTTTAAATCTGACACTTTCTTGATAGCCATTGATAGTAGTAAAACGCTAATACCCATAGAAACCATCAATAACGATACTGTTCTAAAATTTGAGGCTGACGATTTCAATCCGCCCATCGATTTTGTCATCTGTCCCATGGCGATCGTCAAGGCAGCGACGGTAGCTGAAAGCCCAATTATAGCTACTGCCAAATTCTTCTCAGGTATCAAAGATAAAATAACCAATGCACCAGCTATTATAATTATAGCTTTGGCTATTTTTAACAACACATCGGCATTTAATGATTTCTGATATGTAACGAGGGTTTTTCTAACTTCGCCCAACACAGCCCCAAAACCAGAAACTGTCTTTTTCATAGAAGCGACAAAACCATTAGTTGCTTTTCCAAATTTATCGGCATTTTCCGCCATATTAGATAGGGATTTAGATATGCCAGTAATAGAAAGAACTAATTGACCACTTAGTACGAATCTTATCAGATCGAATAAACTACTTTTACCTATCTCTTCTCCAGTATTCTCGAAAAATTGTTTAATATAACCCCATAATTTCGAAAACATATTGCCGATTGGCACAAATACATTTTCTTTTACAGCTCCGCCAAATTCTTTTAATTTTGAAATTACTGAATCTAAAGCGTTCGTCAACGTATTTGTGAATTTGACTGTTTTAGATTCGGACACTTTTTTATCGGTAGATTCGAATTTTGTTGTAAACTCGTTTAGTTTATCACCAATACTTCCCAAAACAACATATAAGGTAGAAAATGCCTTTATCAGAAAGTCTATTCCAGTTGTTTTTATACGAGTAGTTAAAGTAACAATAAAACTTATAATATCAGCAATTTTATTCATAACATCTTGAAGTACAAAAGTGTTATTTATAAAATCATCAATTTTTATTATAAATTTGGATATGGCTACCGCGGAGTCTAGTATTGTTTCGATTATAGATTTTCCACCTATGTTGAATCTATTAAATGCATAATATGCACTCATAACAATGCTTGTTAATATGTGAAATAGGGAGAAAATACCTTTAAATATAATAAAAATTTTCGAACCGCTGTCGGTTGTTAATTGGATTTTTTGACTCAAAAGAACAAACGCATCTATGATACGATTAACAACGGTGTATGCATTGCTTTTTGGAAATACACTTTCCCATGCGGTTGAGGCTATTACTTTTATTTGATTTAACGTTTTTACTATCGATATAAATGAGTTCGATAATGTTTTTATTAAATTAGGACCGTCATCCGACGCTAACATGTTCGAAAATGCAACCCATTTTGATTCTGTAAACTCGATACTTTTCAAAAGACTATTAAAATATTTAATAGTTCGGTTGAATGTCGTAGTTACTAATTCTGCTATAGGTTTTGTTATTTCGTGAATACCATTTATTCTATCTCTTATCGTTCCAAGTGTCTGTACTAATACGCCTTTATTTTTGATTATAGGACTGAAGAAATCAGCACCAATTCTACCGAGCGCAGCTTTAATATTTGACATTGCGCCTGTGAAAGTATCGTTAGCTTTCTTCGCATGTTCTCCAAAAGACTCATCCATTGCTGCCGCAAACAACTTGAAAGATATCTGACCTTTCGATACCATATCTCGTATATCACGTTCTGTATATTTGGTACCCTTTTTGGTCTTATTTAAATATTCGGTGATAGTAGCGGCTGCGTTCAAACCACTAGCAGAAAGTTGTAGCAACTGATCTCCCATCAAACGACCGTTACCAGCGACCGTTGTAAATATACGACCAATATCACTATATTCTCTACCAGTCATAGCTGCGACTCCAGCTACACCTTTAAGAGCGCCTTCCATTTCAGAACCAGCTCTCATACCAGTTGCTGCAAACTGTGATGCCACATTTGCCGCCGCATCAAGAGAGTATGCTGTACCATCAACAGATGCAGATACGTCACTCATGATCGCATCTACTTTTTTAGAATCTTTTAATAAACCTTGAAGTTGGAAATCAGCTCTTTCCAAATTAAAAGCTCTTCTTTTTCCACCTGATATGATCGGATTTGTCGCTATTTTTGCCAAATTACCAGCCAATCCCATAGCTTTAGTGGTTATGTTAGCTATCGCAGTGGCACCGACAATACCCATTGTCTTAAATCTAGAAGACATTTGATTTATATTACTTATCATGCCAGCTAGACTCTTCGTATTTATAGAGTTAAGGTTATTATTTAAATTATTTAAATCAGCGCCGTTTACTTTATTTAAAGAGGCGTCTAATCGACCTAAAGAATTAATGCTTGTTTTTATATTTTTTTCGAAACGTTGATTGTCGAATGTTAATTTAGCAACTGTTTCGTCGACCATTCCCATATAATATCACCTCTTAAATAAAAGTTTTAAAATCTTTACTAATCTCATCCATCAATTGGTTCATACAAGGATCTATAAAATGAAGACCATTTTTAAAAGTACCATCCCTAGTTACATGACCAGAATCCAATAATTCAACAACAAGAGCGCCATCCTCTATGTCGGTATTTATGAAAACTAATTGAAAATTACCGTCATTAAGAATATAATAATCCCAGCTAGATGCTGCCAATCCAGTATCAACTGGCGTTGCTTCTGATAATAATTCAACACCTCGTCGACCATATTTATCTAATCTCGATTTACTAAAAAAACCTAAAATCTTTTGAAGTTTAGATGATAATTTAGAAAAATCACCATGAACAGAATAGTCTATCATTTATCAACCTCACACATCAAACGCCATGCAAGTTCATCAATCTGACGATTATACGTATCTAACACAGAACCCTGTGGCGGGTCAAATACAACTCTAACTTTTAAGTATATATAAGTTTTTATAGCTTCGAGATTGTTGATATCATATGGCATGTCCGACCATGTTTCAGCATCTCCAGAAATAGAATAAGGGGTAGAGTTTTCCCCTACCCCTATAAGTTGGTGTAATGTGAAAAAGGCAGAATTAATATGGATTATAATATCAGCATCGAAAGCTTCATATTCTTCGGTAATCCCTAACAACTTCTTTATTGATACTAATATACTTTCCATTTTGAATCTTCCTTTCCTGTTCTAAAATTAACCCTGAGGCTGAGTGTTGTTATTAGTGCCTGGAGTTGGAGTTACTTCTTCAACATGAAGCTGCTCCAATACGATAGCAGACTTAATCTTTGTCAATGCTCCAGAGAGTCTAGTCTCAATCAAATACTTCTCTTTATTGAAGTCAATATCGAACTGATTGAATGTTGTGATTTCGCCACCCTTTGTTGAACCTACCTGATAATCTGAAAGGTTTACAAAGATACCGAGAAGATCTTTAGTTACAGCGCTAGCGCCTTCTCCCTCAGTTCTAGTAACACCCTCGAACTGCTCAACTGTCTCGATAGCAGATACATTAAGAGCTGCTCTAAGATCATCCATTGAGCTGTAGATTCTACGACCATTAAGGTCTCTAGCAAGAAGCATAACATTTGCGAGATGTGGTGTACAATAGAATGTAAGACTACCACTACCTCTATAATTCTCTCTAGCATAAAGAGCTGCCTGAATAATAGCCTCAGCATAAATGTAGTTATCGCCGAAATGTGCACCAGTATCTGTACCGTTAAGAGTAGTTTTCATAGTCTCAATATCTACTGTCTGATGAATTGTATAGAGCTCCGCATCATTATATACACTTCTGATATGCTCTTCGCTAATCTTATCTCTATCATTGTCATCACGACCATCACCGATAAGAATTGCTCTAGCAATTTCCTCCTCAAGGTCGCCTCTCATGATCTGATACTGATAATTAACAACATCAAAGTCTGTAATATCAATAATATCATCTCTATCAAGCTGATCCTTACGATATACAGTCTGTGGGTCTGTTGATCTGCTAAGCAACTTAGCATCTGGTCCATTGAGCTTCTGTGCACCCTTCTTATAACCCAAAGCTCTGAAATCAGCAGGTCTTACATCCATCTGACGAGTTCTAATTCTTGAAATAGGACTCTTCTTAACGCCACTCATTACAGATCCAACCCATGTTCTGTCACGAGTAATGAGCTCAGGAGCTCCTGGATATACATCCTTATAATCAGGGAAAAGATTCTCAATATGATCAAATCCATGCTCGAAGTGATCCTCTGCGAAGTCGCTAAGAGCGGCCATCAAACTACCATTTTTCTTAGCAGTGCTGATAATTTCCTCCTGGTCAGCATGTGTCAAGAATGCATCTCCTACATATTCATCGTTACCATCAAATACATTATGTTTCACTTTTTCATCCTCCTCAGTATCACCAGCAGCATCCTGAACTGCCTGTCCTACGATAGCATACATTGCAGCTTTCTGTTCGTCATTCATTGTATCGACTACCTCTTTAATAGTCTTTTCTTTTCCTTCAGCCATATCGGTTGAATCCTCCTTCTCTTTATCTGCATGTTCGATTGTATCTTTATTTTCATCGTCATTTTTAACATCGGCGTCTTCATTTTCGTTTTCAGGTTCGTCGTCTTTATCATCTTCATCTTCACCATGGTAAAGCTCAATTTCTTCACCACTATAGATGATTGCGTCCCAATCAGAGTCATCTGAGTGGGAAACTTCGACAGCGTCGATAAACGCTCCCGGATTCGCACCGGCTATAACAAGACTGACTTCTCGTATAGCACCATGAAGAACGTTAGATGCTTTCTCTTTCAGCTTATTAGCGTATATAGATAGACCAACAATATCGCCATGCTCAACTAGAAGCTTGGCTGATTTAGCACTTTCTGTGTCATTAAATGAACAGTATGCATAAACACCATCGCCTCGGTTTTCAAGCAAAGCATGACCCAAAACTGCCTCTGGTTCTTTATGGTTGTGATTCCAAACCAAAGGTACTTTTTTTCCATCGCAGTCTTTAAATGCATCATTAGCGATTATTCGACCATCAGAACATCTAATATTTGCTCGTGTAGCCCAACCACTAAAATCATACTTCTTGCGATTTGCCATCTTGATTCGTATCCTCCTTATCTTTTTCTTCATTTTGAATTTTCTCAACCTTAGGTATTTCATTCCTGTCTCGATTGAGGTTACTATTTCTAAGTTCGTCTGCTGACGGATCCTTAGAAGGTTTTCGTCCTATTATCTGTCTAAATTCATTAGACGTTAGAATTTCGTTTCTAGTAAATTTATCAGCAATCTCTGCCAATTCATTTACTGGAACTAGCCTAAACGGATCTCTAAAGAATACTATAGATTGATGTTGAGTTCTGGCGGTCGCAGTTAAGAATTTACGTTTCATTTCATCGACAATAGATGATAAAATCGGTTCTATAGTACGATTGTAATAATTTAACATTGTCTTCTCATCAGCTGTTCCGTCCATAACCTCTTTGGTTATACCTAATTGACCATATAGCATCTCAGTTAAATATTCTATCTGAGATTGCAAGTCATTTTCTAGAGGTCTATTCAACTGTATAACTTTTTCAGTACCGTCAGTATAAGCTATACCGTGCGGCGAATGAGTTAATTGATCATCTATAGATTGTATACGTTTTTCGGCGTGTTCTTCCTTTAATCTCGACCTAATAGCATACGGTAATTGTAATATGAGATTTAATTTATTCGAAGCTTTTTGTTCGTCAATATTATCTAACAAATTCAACTTCCGTACGAGTCTCTTTAGCGTCGAATTAGGACTATTCATTATTGAATATAAAGGATTTTCAACAATCGCCACTATCTTCTTATCGAGCCATACTTCTTCTTTTTTACCGGTTTTTTCGTTATATATCTCAACTTTAACATATGACGGTTTCCATTCTGTGATTCGACCGACACGCATGTTAGTTATATCATAACTACCAGTAACGTTTGGATTAATAGTGGTATCAACGGGAACTATGGCGACACAACCCTCATCCAACAAGGACATAACAACGTCTTGAATGAAGGCTCGCCCGGTTTGATCGAGATTTGCCTCTAAAGTTAGACACTTGTTAATTCCCGAATCAATCGATTCCAAAAATCTGGACTCATCATCCAAACGAGCATGTGTAATTTGAATAGCAGCGACGTCTATTGCTATTCTATTATAAATAGAAGTCACTATTGATCGTTCACTATTTCTAGTAAACCGAGTTCTATCGGGCCTATAAAAATATGTCGGCTCCATATACTCTGTTTTTAATCCATCTGTAGGATCTTTATTTAGGAACGCATTCCAGGCATGCTGTAGTCTTGATCCTATACTTGTTCCCATTAGATATTCTCCTTTACGATTTCTTAGCCTTAGCAGCTCGTCGTTTAGCGTTCAAAGCTGCGTTATGACGCAACGTTTCAGCTTTCGACATCTTGCTGTTTTTATCACCTTCGCCATTTTTTACACTACATACTTCGATTAACATCATTAACCTACTAAAGTGCCAGCGTTCACATTCAAACGGTATATTCATAGCAACCATCCAATAATACACTAATTCAGATGTAACTATTTCGAATTTAGATCGATTATTATTTCCATGATGATTTACAGTCGTTGCTGTTTTTTTATCATAGATATAATCTGATATTTCTTTATTTATCGATTTTGGTAAATTCATATAATATAACAAATCCAGATCAAAATCTTCGGATAAATTCATACATAACACATAATATGCAAACTCTTCATTCGTAAATTCTTTAGAATCTAAAAAAGGTTTTTTATATTTTGATTCCCACTTAGAAATCGACAATAATGAATGTTCTAAATTTAAAGTTTTCTCGTCAAATGTTATAAAGGTATTACTGGCACTATCAAATAGTTCTATTTGTGGTATCTTTATGGTCAACATTATTTAATCGGAACTACGTCAGCCTTAGTGGCGATATTTTTCGGAACAATTGCGTTGATGAATTCGGCAGCTTTTTCATCGTCCGTTGCCAATTCCATAAACAATTTAGAGAATGCCATACTTTCAGAAAATTCTTTTCGGAGCTCTTCGCTTTTCTCAAATCTACGACCATCTTCTGATTTTTTTCCGAACGATAATAACAACATGTCTTTAAAGAATTTAACAATAGCTGGTGTATCTTCAGTATCAACGATGAGTTGCAACTTCTTAGTCAATCCACCTTTTTCGGACAATTCCATTTCTGCTAATTCGGCTTCAGTTAGATTGAAATAAAAAGTTTCCTCCCTTTCATTCCCATCGAAATCCTCATACTTAATTGTTTTCTTTAACATAATCTTATCTCTCCTTTTGTTTTTTTTTTTATTTTATAGGGCTAAGAATAAATCCTAGCCCCATTTTGATTTTATCAATTAGCCCTCAGTAGGCTCAACTACAGTTACTTCGCAAGTATCTGTATATGTCTGTCCACCAGATACAA